GTTATACCGTCCGCCGATGTCGCATACCCTATATGAGCACCTGCTGCACCCTGTCCTGTATAGATCAAGCGCCACGTCGCGCCGTCTTTTAGGACGCACGCATAAGAAGTAGCTACGTCGTCCCACGCTGGATGGGTGCCTACAGGTATAACCGGGGTACTTCCCGAAAGTGTAAATGTAATACCATCGCTTGAGGTTGCTAAAAACGTCTCTTGATTGGTGACGTCTCCATAGGTGCGCGATGCATGGAAATAGAGGTGAAACTTGCTCGTATCGGGGTTCCAGATTATAAATGGCGAGGAGATATGTGTCGCGTCCGTAACGATTTCCTTCGCCACTATCGGCGTCCCTGAATAGAGCTCCCACGGCCCGTCGAGAGAATTGGAACCGTAGAGGTAAACACCCGTTCCCGATTCGTTGTGCGGCGAGGCGTAAAGATAATACTTCATTAAACTATCTACTGGTATCAGCGTATCAGTCCTGATGACGCTCGCCCATATCAGTTCATTGACTGCCACTGGTTTCGTTAGTATCGGTGCAGTTCCCACGCGGGTGAACGGTTGAAAGAGATTAATCGGGGGTTGAGATGCCGATATCGTTATTTGATCATTCGCATCATCAAAATTGAAGCTTGTTGCCCCCGTTGCCTGCATTACATAATCGTTATCAACTGCAATGCCGTTCAGTTCGGAACCTGCTATGCCTTCGTTTATAATAGTCGTTCCAAAAGGCGGCCAGTTCGTAAACTTAATAATACAATTTGATTCTTGACAAAGCGGATACGGATTATAACGGATCATTTCAGCTGCGATCTCGAATCCTATTCCCATACTTGCCGGAAGAACCTCTAGATTGCTGTCGATGGTGCCGTAAACATGCACTACCATATTATCGTCTATTGTTACAACGGGCGTTATAGCTGCGAATTGCCCGCCTGTGATGACGCTTGTGGGTATCCCGGTTGATACTGTCGGCGAAAGCGCGCCGGTCTGTCCACTATTAAAAACGTGTAAATTGATAGATTGATCGATTTCCTCCGTGGTGACGTTAATATTAATATCTGAGCTTATTGAGGGTTGGTACGAACTATCGCCTAGAAATTCAGTATTAAAATACCTATGACCCGCACTATCGAAGCTCATTCCGAACGATTGTGTTCCGTCTCCTATCGTATCAGCACTGTAAAGATCAACCCACGCATTATCATCATTCTCATAATACAGAAAATAGCCAATATGAACTGTAACGCCCGCTACTCCGTTTCCAGAACTATCTTTTACAGTAGTTACAAAGTTGACGGTTTGACCGATGGTAGGAGAATAATCGTCTGCTTCCATAGTGAGGTAAGTCGATTCAAGACTTCCTACAACGTCCGCCTGCCAATCGCCTGCAACGTCCCAGTTAATTGCTTCGTTGTATTCTCGAACGCGGATAAAAACGACGCTCGCATTATTACCGTTTTGGCCTGTTGGTGAGTTGCCGAGTGTTGGGAGATTCGCGTCATGAGGAAACCACGCTGAACCTGCGCCTTTATAAAAATCGAGTACGTGACTAGGATAATGCGTAGGTGCAGCGCCATCAATTCCTATATGAACGTGAACTGAATTAAGGTTTGTATTTTGCGGGTTCGTTCCGAAGTTGCCTGCGATTTGCACGTAATAATCATGACCGGGTTGGAAGTCTATAGTCTCAAAACACCAATACACGGCGTCACTCGCGTTCGTCCTTCTGTAAACGGTAAGCGTCCATGGTGGCGTGTTCTGCATCTGGATAATAAGACCGCCGTAATTGTCATCCCAAAGATGCTCATAGGTTCCGTTTGCTCCGCGACCGTTTACATAATACCAAAACTCCCAAGAGTGAGAGGTGATAGTCTGTTGATATGTTCCGTCGGCAATAGTGATCCTATCAGATGATCCAAAGGGGCCGTATGTCCCTCTTCCGTTCCTAAGCACCCACATATCGCGGTTCGCTGTTCCGGCGTAGCCACTACCTCCATGGTTTGTAATAGCCGTGCCGTTATGCTCAGCGAAGTTGTAGATGAGGAACTGAACCATTTATTTTAAACCACTCTTTGTCTGAATATCCCGTTTGCATCGAAGGCAACTGATATCGTTCCCGCGGAAACTTCTTTATCACTGCCAAAGTCAAGCCAACAGATCAGAGGATCATTTGTTGCTGTATCTGAGAACAAGCCCGCTCCGCCTGTGATAAACGTCGCACCTGTCCATGCTGCCGGAGCTGTCGCGCTAAACTTGAGATAACGATACGTATCTGTTACCATCGCCATCGTTGTCGTTGTGACTGCTTTACCTTTCTGCGTGTAGCCTGTAGCTGTCGCTAATTCTCTGGCGCTGCCTGCGGTAGCGTAAACGGTTCCCCAAATAACGTCTGTTGCGTTGGTTCCGCCAACGCTGGTCGTCGGCATATACGTCGCTTGCGCTTTCGTAAGAGCAAGATTAATAGTATTCGTTAGCCAGTTTATCGGTTCGCTCGCATGGGACACCATACGAATCGCCCCACCTTCATACATTGTTCCGGTCATTTTTAAAGCACCTCTTTTGTTATTCAGATTTTAGATTGGTCGCGCGATCTTTCTCGAATGTGCGCCACAGCCGTTGTCAATTAAATCCTTCCGTTCAGTTCGCCATTTAAGATTAAACCCGCACCATGATTCTATCGTGTTGTTTGTGCCTAGGCGCTGGCTTCGTGATCGGTTGCACGTCGAACAGTTATAATATTCGTGCTCAAAAGGAAAGAGATTGTTTTTGATCTTTACTTCCGGATCAAATATCTCATACTCAACGCTGTATTTCTTGCTCCGTTCTGGTGATTTGATATATTGTGTCTCGGTCATTTCTTATGTTACTCCAGCTGTAACAGTCGGCACAATCGATAGCATTCCATAGATTACGATGTCTTCCATTCCTGCGATTACCACTCGCGACTCATGATAGAGATCGCCGCTGAGTTCTTCTGTGTTAGCACGTGTTAATACGATTGTAAACCCGTTGTGATCTGGATTGTCGAGCAGAATTCCATCGTCAGAATCTCGCTTTGTTAGAAGTGATTTCTTATCTTGATTGCTTTCAGTCACTACCCAAACGATCGATGCAGATGTTATGCCTACGGCCCCACCTAAGCTATCGAGGACAGGAACGCTGATCGTTGGCGTGACTCCGGCATGTATTCTAAAGTTAATCGGCTCGGGAATGTCGCTTGCGTATGTTATTGTCATCTTATTACGCTCCTAGACTTATGCTCGTTCTAAACAATCCAGCGGTAAGTTCTATCGCAGGATTAAACGTGCCTGATAATGTGATACATGGAATAAATCTCGATGCCCTTATGGTAGGTGTAAGTGTAGAAAGGATCGTCTCAACAGTTACAGGCGTTGCGGGAACTGATTGTGTTACCTCTAAGATAGCCATCACCACGTCGGTCGTTTGTGTGTGACTCACAATGAGAGTGGGCGCATACGTATCCATATCGAACGGCCCTAAAAGTAATTCGCCCCCTGCTTCGCATGTATTTGCTTTACAATACGACGGGTCTCCTTCCGGAGTGCTTATTATAACCACATCGTTCACTTCAGAGCTATTGTAAATATGTATGAACGTTTCCGGCGTAAGCACGACGCAATCGCTGCTGTTCACAGGATCATACGTTGGTTCCGGCCCGTCATAAGTGAGGTGTGTTCTCGCCATTTTTCAACTCTGTTCTGAATAAGATTCGACTTTTAATACCGAAACGTAAAGGTTTGTATTATCATAAGTGATTGTAGGAAGTGCGCCATAATCATCGAGAGGATATGGGCCTATAAACGTGCCGCGCTCTGGGGATAATGCGAGGGAATATAGTGAGTTGACTAGTGGGTCGAGTGACGATGTTACGGTTATATCGTGTGTAGACGCGGCGCCATAGTTTTTTAGGAGTATTAGTTCGTTTCCTGTATTTGCGAATGTATCGGGGAGGGGGTCATGAAAACAATAAGACCCCGCACCGGAATAATACGGGATTATACCCTCTTGCGCTGACATCCACGCGTATTTAGTTCCCGCCGCGTCGAGGTTTAGTGAATCCCAGAGTATCATTTCTGATTTTTGCCATTCCCACCATGTTGGACTCGTGATATGACATTGCGGAGCCCATGAACATGGGCCGTCCCATAATAATTCGGTTTCATTCGAGGCGCTTGTTTGCGTGTCGATTATATCGAACGCCCCGATAGCCGCTTTTACGGTATTCACACTCTGAAAGAATCTACTACGTTGTACTTCAAATGGGGGTGGAGCTTCAACCTCGGGTAATATATAACCCGGAATATGATAAGTCCACATCTTAGCGCCGCCTGTTACTGCATCGGGGCCTGAGATGGGGCCGTTGGAGGACACGGAGTTGCATCCGATCGGTATATCCGGCCAATTCTCGCGAATCCACGCAGCGCAACCTTGTAGATCGTAAACCATTATATCGTCAAAGTGCCAAAGTTCAATATCAACTCCATCAACGATTGCCATGCGACGGTTCACTGCGTCGAGTTGCGGTTCGTTTGTACTACTTCCAATTAAGCCGCTGCCTTGATCTGTTCCGGCGGCCTGCCACATGCGATGGTATATCCCCTGTGTAATATCCAAATCGGTAACGGTGTGTAACCACGCCGCTTGCGCATCACACGCGCTTTCTTGCCAATACCCTTTTAACACTCCGGTATTTCCGCCCCACCTGCCCTCAATATACCTAAAAAGATCGCCGTATTTATTCTCAAGATATGATCTACTCGTCCCATTCCAGTTCGTTTCGGCGCATAGTCGCCTCGCTTCGGTTAGATCGGTAAAAAGTGGATCGAGACCGTAGGGGCCTTCTACGGCGTATTCTTGGGAATAAAATATATCGTTGAGCAATATCCTAACGGGAACGTTAAATGTAGTGCAGATTTCAAAAGCGTTTTCGGTGTTCTGGTCAAAATTAAGCCCAATGTCTTCAGAGGGGCCGGATTGCATATTTACATAGCGAGGACACATAACAATCCCCCACCCGTTATCACTGAGCCATTCAACATCTACGTTGGTTGGAGAGCGTTCCGCGCCTTCGGTAGGTATAGCTGGTGCCCAAAGCCAAAACCACTTTTTTTGTAATAGCATCCTAAACTCGATTATGGCCAATATTGTATTCTATACCCGTGAACTGCATCAGCTACAGCAGTGGCGCAGTAATGCCAATGGAATATGCCTGCGGCCCCGGCCAACCCCGCTTCAACCGAATACCATCCCCCCGATGATGCTGTTCGAACTCCAGTTCCTGTGAAATTTTGATCGCAGAAATACTGAGTGTATCCGCCCGTTGCCGCCGATGGAAGAAACGACCACGGATTGACAGTTAAATCTAGTGCGGAAGTGGTATTTGTTGCAGATGGTATTTTTATTCCCGTATCTGCGTACGGAGAAGTGTGTGAAGCTGACCCGTAACCGCTTGTTGATTGCGGGGCGATCCAAATCTCATAGTCAGCCCCGTATCCAATATTATATCCGTCCATAATCGTCGCGCGGTTTCCCCACAAATTCTCAATGCCTCTGTAAGAAACGGCGCTTAATTGGTTGGCTTGCGTTCCTGTCGATGCATTACCGCTTGCCGTTGTGCTTCCTGTAACGATAGGTACGGTATTATCTACATTCCCTTTTCCAACCGCTAATTGTGAATTGAGCGTCGCGTATTCAGTTATTAGGAGAAGTTTAACCGCCGCCAACGCTTGAACGGTAAATAGATTCCAATGGTTCCCGGCTAATCTCGATTGAGTATATGACCGCGCATATGGTACTGTAACTCCATCGCAACCTGTTGGTGTTACGCCAGCCTTTGATTCCACGGTCGTTCCGTTTAAGTATGCCTCATATGCGCCAATGTAAAGGTAATCTTTAACGGTCGTCGTATCAACTAAAAATGCGGGGTGTAAATCTCCGGCAACGATCGTGTGGGTTGTGCCGCTCCCCGCCTCATAAGCTAAGGTCGTATCGTTGTAGTTATCCTCATTTATTATTACATCACCGAGAGTCGCAATCCAAAATGTGACGCGTGGTTTCGTTCCGTCCGCCGCGGCAGACACGTCAATATAGTGATAGAACGCGGGTATCTGAACCATGCATTGCCCCATATTCGCAACATCGATATCTGTGAAACACCTGTCGCCATAATATGCGGTTGGCGTCCCATCGTTCCATAGGTTACACCGACGCATACCGCTCCACGGTGCTATGCTATTAAAAACCGTACCTGCGGTTTTGCCTACATTATCACCCATTCGAGTGAGTGTCGGCGATACCGCATTTGAAATCCACCTTACGCCATAAGCTGCCGTCATTTTTTACCTCACGGTTTTAATACGACTGTTAGCGTCCTAACTGCGGTTTGATCCACTGGTGCGCCTGTAGTTCCCGATCTAAACTTTATAAATCTCCACGGTGCGAGTTTCCACGTAGCGATATTAAACGTGTATGCCTTACCTTGTGCTACGCTGATAGAGACCTCAGCCCCTGTCTCATCATATAAATCGGTGTATGTGCCTGCGAGTGTGCTGCTTACCTTGAACGTTAACACGGCAGCAGTCCACGTTGCGGGCATGATAATACCCATATATTTTGCAGCGCCGATATCAACAGCAGTGCTTAAAACATAGGTTGCTCCATCAAGGGGGATAGTTACCGTTACAGGATCGGGATACCTGCGTGATGTCATGACATCGCTAATAGGCAACCCGTCAATCTGTGGATCGTAAGTTGAATCTGTAACTGCTTTGGTCATTTAGATGACACCTACTTACGCCAGCGCATAACTGGTTCTGCCGGTTCAGATTTAGATTTAGCTACTGCTTTCTTTTTCTTTGGAGACCGAATCATCTTGTCTTTCTTTGGTGCTTCGGGTGCTTTCTTTCCAGATTCTTTAGATCGCGATTCCTCATCGGCAGCCATTGCTTGATAAGAGACTGGCATTTCAGCTACTTCCTTCTTATCTTCTTTCTTATCCTTATCTTCCCTCACGTGTCTCATCTCTTTTGCATGTTCCTTCTTGTCTTCGAGCATCTTTTGATACTCTTTGGCGTCCATCACTACGCCGCGTGCTATCATGTCGACGGCTTGCGGTTCATCGAGATACACACCGTCTCCGATATGCCGCCCAACAACGTCTTGAATAAATGCTACTAATCGTACCATCTTTCTTCACCTTCGTTTATAATATGTGGAAATAGTTCCCGTGTGTCTTTATGCCGGGCGTCTCGTGAGAAGTGCTAGATGTAGATGCGGGCATTCCCCCCATTAACAGTAGTTCTGTAAGAGCCTGATTTCTCGTCACCGTAGCGCCGTCTTGCGCTAAGCGGTATGCGATATATGCTGTCATGTTAGTGTCATTGGCATCGGTTACGTCTGCCCATGTTGCCGTCATTTAACCACCTCTATCCTAAGAAATAAAAGAGTGGAGCGCCAATTAAATCAACTAAATCAATTAGACGCCCAATTTTTGTGTTCACTGTATGGCGATTCTCTTTAGGCCATCGTTGCCATTGAGGTGTTCGTCACTGGCAGCTCTCTAAATCCACCAAATATGAACGTTACAGTGCCGATGAAAGAATCGGTTGTGGCTGTAACAAGAGCTGTGCATCCAAGCCACGTTCTGACTTGGCTGTTGGTCAGGTCGATGTCATAACTCTTAACGAATCGCCCTGTCTCTATTGTGCCGCTTGCCGCAACTGCACCGTCACCTACTGCACCTGCCGTATATGTGCTCGCAGGATACGCTGTCATGCCGGTTGCGCACGCCGAGGTTGTCCCTGTTAGTGGTGTTATGACTACGTGTGCAAGCGTGTTCGCTCCAGTCTTCATACCCGCGAAGACGATTTTGCACCACGACGGTCTCTGTCCCGTTAAGACGGAATCGAGATCGACGGGATATGCAGTCATCGTCCCTTCTGAGGTGAGTGCAGTTGCCGTTGTTGCTACCAATTTAACTACGGTGTTTGCTAAATATCCACCCATATGACTCATATTCTTTACCTCCTTTTCTAGCTTATGAGGCTAGATTAATGCCCCCATGTGCATCCAGTCAATGCCGCTACAGATGCGTTATGGCGCATTCCGAAGTCGTGCATTTCAATTGCTTTCACTACAGTCTCGTCCCTGTCAAATGCTGATACTAAAACTGCGTTTGAATCTGTATATGCAGCTTCGCTTGACGTGGTGAGTTCGAGAGTGTAGGCGTCGGCTATGATCAGTTCGGGGAATTCACATAGGTAGAGGTAACAGCTTGTAGTAGCATCGATCGTGATCTGGTTAGAGGTCGCGATCGGATATCCCCACCATTTCCCTGATGCTTGAACGTCGGGGAATGCAAGAGCGCCTGTTGCTTCTCTCACAGTAGCTAGCCAGTTCTTTACCTCAGGTCTGGTGATCCAGCCCCTCTTTGTGTCAGGGACGTTTCCGTTGTCGAGCAGCGTAACTAATCGACCAGCATCCGTCGTTGCTGTAACTGCTGTCGGAACAGCCGTCATTGCGATCTTGTTCGCCGGTAGCATCAGGTCTCTAATGCCGTGAGGTGTGCCTGCGTCGCCTGTGCCCTCAATCATCGCGAGGTCTTCTCTAAGTGCGAGTCTCTTTACTATATCATTTCTAACGATCTGGTCAACGTTCTGTGCGCTGAACTTAAGCAGGTCGTTTGATATAGGCACCTTTGCGGCAAGTTTCTTGCCTTGTAGCATGAGTTGACCGAATGTCGGTTGAGATGCCGCTATTACCGCGCCCTCTGAAAGATACGCAGCTGTAGCACCGCCGGTCATCTTCGGGATTTTAAGTTGCCCGTTAACGAGAGGCATCGTTGTAGCGCCCATCTTCCGCATGATTGCCGTTGCGTCGAGCATCGGGATCATATCGGTTGAGAGTGTCTCGGCAATTGTGAATGCGCCGCTTATATCAGTTGAAGCATTAAGGGCTTTCTCTACGATATTGCCACTGCCCCACTTCTGCTTAGCGTATTCTGTCGCCGTGATGTTGAATGCACTGTGTTTTGCACCCGCTATTGCAACCGCGACGCCGCCAATTACGCTGATGCCGCCTTGTTTCTCCGTCGCCTGTCGTTCGTCTGCAAACATGGTGCGCAAGGTAAAGGCTTGCTTTTCATTATCCTTGCGCATCTCTGCGTCTGCCGCTTTCTTCTTGTCAGTCGACTGCTCGAATAGAGCGGTTAACTGAGCGCGGCTCATATCTTTTATCGCCATTTTTACTCCTCCGTCTTTTCGCCTTCTGCTTGCGCGTTAAGGCCTTCTAAAGTCGCTACGTCTATTCCTAGAACCTCTGCAAGAATCTCCTGATCTACTGCGAATAATTCCTGCGGTTCTTCTTCTGGTTTTTCTCCGTCATCCATAACGGGAATGACATCATCGGCCCTTGCAATTTCAATTTGTTTTAGCACGTCTGCTACATCGTGACCGAGTGGATAACTTGCTGTTATCACTGGTTCTGTGGATGCCCCTACTGCTGGTGCATTTGGTTTGGCTGGTGCTGCTGGTGCCGCTGGTGCTGGTGCGTTAGATTCTGCCGATGCAAGAACCTTTAGGATGTTATCACTCGATGTTTGCAGTAACGTCTTGTTTGGTCCAGAGAGGACGGCCCCCGCTTTGTAAAGTGTTTTAATAAAAGTGAGCAATTCATCTTTGCTCATCCCCTCTAGTTTTTCAAATGTTTTTTCGATTTCCATATTGGTTACGTCCTCCACTTCCAATTCTTCTGATTTTAATACGCTCTTAGATTCCGCTTCTGCGCACGAGTCGCATTTGACAATCGTCTCGTCGGCCCATCCTCTAAGCGACTTCATAAACTGCTTTTTCATCTTGCGATCAACGAGTGCGCTTGGGTTCGATGGAACTGGAACGAAGCTAAACTCCAACATATCCCAAACGGTAAACTTAGTCCCACCAAATCCACCTACCATATCGAGCAGATCGGTCGGTGTCTTCTTGCTATCCTTCTCCTCAATAGCTTCCCATTCATGCGGATCAAACCCAATCGAAACTGCATTGAGAAACTTCTGTTTGTACATCTCATAGACCATTGAGCCTGTAAGACCTGTCCAATTCTTCTGATAGATCGAGTCAGGGACGTAAGTCACGAGTGCAGCGATACTATTATTTTCAACAGTGTTGCCGTCTTTATCAACGGACGCTTCTTTAATCCGCTCCATTTCAATCGATCTGGCAAGCGGGATTTCCGTATATTGGTGGGCCCACAATACAACCGGGTTGTTCGCATAGTCCTCGATCATCGCCCCGGACGGATCAACCACGTCTCTGTCACGGTCGCGCCTATTTGATGTGATAGTAAACTTTTGCCGTAAGATCATCTCGCCCGTATCCGGGTCTTTAAATGAATAGTCTTTTACTTCTGCAAGATCGAAGACCTTGTGAATGATCTCGCCGCGTTTAATGTCTTTGGCTAACATCTTGTTGCCCTCCTGAATAGCCCCTTGCTGTTTCAACAAAGTTAAACGGCACATGCGGAACCTCGCCTAACTTAGCGGGTTCTGCTATACCTTCCCTGATCAATTGAATCGCCTGTAGATCCTCAATAAGTGCATACGTCGAGTTTACTTCTGAATGGCCGTTCCATTCTCTAAGGAATCTCAGCAACATCTTATCTCCGAAGTTTAATGGCGAAGCCCCTACCTGTGGTTACTCGTCTGCCTCTTCCAAAGAAACCCTGACCCAAGGGAGGTGAATTAGCTGTAGGTGTCATCAAGGGTTCCGTATTCGGTTCGGTTACGGGGGCGGGGGCTCCGCTCGGTGTCTCGGGTGTCGATTCTGGAGATGTTGGTGTTGTCTGAGCGGCCATTGGTAACGGTAATTCTTCAACTCTTGTCGGTGTAAGGTTCATAGGCATAGCAAAGACCTGCCCACGTCCATCGGGAAGCACGTCCTCACCCGCCTTGGTCCTGATCTCATCCCATAAGAACGCCCAAGGAGCGGCCTGTATTACTGCGAGTTCGTAGTCTTTATTCTCCTGCACGGGGCTGACATAATCCAATTCAACTAGGCCGGTGTCATCAAACTTCGGGACTATCTGACGCTGGTAAGCCTCGCGCATCATGTTAAGCCGAGGCACGAGCGTCCATTTAGAAAAGAAAAGATCCGCCGCCTCGATCATCGCTCTGTTTGAGTTCTCGTTGATTCCTGCAATCTCAGGAGGCAATCCCAAAACTTGAACAATAGTATTCCTCGTCAGCTTTTGTAATTCGATAAACTGAACGCTTTGGAAGTCCTGCTTAAATTCCCTGACGTCGACTTCCTCAGAGATAAAATGTGGTTTAAAAGAGTTCCAGAAGCCCGTTAACTTCTGTCGCCATTCTCGCTCCATTCCTTTTGTCTTCTCTGGATTGAGGCCTTTTCCTGATATGAGTATGTCTGGTCTGGCTTGTCGATCAAAGAATCCGTCTAACGTTGCGCCCGTCTTCTTGTAAATGTTAAGCTCAGTATCAAGCGCCTGCACAATTCCCGATCCCCGTGCGTAAGGCGCTGAAGGGTTCGGGTTGACCATCCAGAAGACTTGGTCATATGGGATCTCATGCTGTCCATCACTCAACGATAAAACA